GGGAACTTTATTCCGCTGACTGCCAATGCAGCATTCTTTAGCGGCGGCCCACTCGACACGATGCAAGGCAAGGCGACTCGTGGTGTAGCTGACTTCTTTGGTTGGCGCAGTTTTCCTGCTGGGTCATTTGACTATTTGAATAATAGTTCGGATGTGACATGGGGCATGAAGTACCAAGATACTGAGCCTTACCAGAAAAGAGAAACTCGCAGGAGTCAAGCTGCGATGCTTGATCCGATTACCGAAGAACGTGCAGCAGGCGGGGACAAAGTTTCAACGTACTACTCAGAAGCCAAGAAAATTGATGATACTAGGCTCCGTCAGGAAAAGAACATTATCGACGGTCTTGCGGGTAGAGGCCCACTTGCTGGAATAGTTACCAAGAAGTCGTTCCCAAAGGCTCCACAGCGTAGCGCATTGGACTTGTACTACGAAGCGCAGTCAAACGCCCGTAATCAGAAAGTCGGCTTGGCAGCAGGTGCGGGCATGGACTTTGATGAGAATAAAGAAGAAGAAACAGATGCCAATATTGAAGCATTAGAGGCGTACAACCTTACGTTTGACAACGCTATTGTTGGTGATTTCTTCATGCCTGATGTGTGGAATAACTTAGTAACTAAGTTGATTACAAGTCTTCCTAAAGAGCAGAAAGAATACGTGAAGCGCAACACTAACCAAGGAGTTCACGCACCGGGGATTATGGAACTACTTAAAGGTTCCGCTTCTGCTAACCGCATTACTGAATCTCAGGCAGCTAGAGTTGCCCACTCTGGAAAAAGAGAAACCACAGAGTCACAGTCATTACGAGGGCGAGGCGGTCAAGCACTACCTCAAGCACCGCCAGCCTTTGGTAGGTTGCAGGGTTCGATAAATGCACCTGCTTCCGAATAACCTAGTGGTATCTATGGGCGTTTTGCTGTATCCCAAGTTGCTGTTATATACTTGCGCGACAACTGAATAAGGTTTCACGATAATTTTACGAGGACTTTTATGGTCACACCAAACGAGGTGAGTACCTCCTCTGAGAATGAATCCTCCCTAGAAACAACCGATTCCCTCCCTTCTGGCGACGAGTTGATTATCCCTGCAAATTGGGATGAACAGCAGTCTGAACCAGTAGCGACGGAAGAAGTTAGCGTAACTAGCGACGAAGCAATCTCCGACGATGTATCACCCGAATCCGATGAAACCTCAGAGATAACCGAAGAGTCGGCTGTATCTGAGGTGGCTCCCGACGAGACTACTACTGACGAGGCATCTCCAGAAGAATCTGGCAGGATGCGGACTCAGGATGAATGGTCTAAGCGAGAGTCATCTATTAGACAGCGCGAGAATGAGCGCGAGACTGAAATGCAAAGCCTGAGAAATCAGGTATCGCAACTTCAGACAACGTACTCAGATCAAGTTTTAGAAGCGGAAGTTCGAGGCTATGCACAATCACTGGAAGCCCAGTTAGTTGCAGAAGGTCACGATGAAGCAGCGGCTAATCGACTTGCTACACAGCAAGCTAATACGGCCAAGGCTTCGTTCCAAGCTGAACAAAGGGCTGATGCCCTACAGCAGCAACTAACACAGGCTAATCAGTCTGCGGAAGTTACTTCTAAGAACGCTTCGGTAAATGAGATGATGCGACAGTACGGTGTGCCTGAAAACCAGCGAGCATTGCTCCAAGGCTATTCAGACCCCGCCCTGCTCGTAGAGGCATCAAAGGTTCTTGGCGAAGCCGAGGGCTTACGAAAACAACAAATAGCGGCTAAACAAGCAGAAGTTCCTTCCGGTGGCGAAGCTAATACCTTCGACGGTGGTGTTGGACAGGGTGGCACAATAACAGATCAGCAATGGCTGAACACTGTTTATGCATCAGGCAGTTCTAACGATCATGCCCGTGCAAATAAGGTCATGCGTTCAATGGGAGTCAACCTTGGTTAGTCGCAAGGTAAAATAATAATGGCAGTAGGACAGACTATTACTGACAGCCTGAGTGATTCGCTACCTACGGTAGTGAGTGCTGCTCGGAATGTCCGTGAGTACAAGGGTGTAATGACCCAAATCGTTGACAAGCAGACGCTTGGCGCAGGAGTTGGTAACAACTGGCGTGAGATTGATCTTGCCAAGCTAACCGCTTCGGCAATCACAGAGACAACTGAGGAAGACAACCCACAGGAACTCTCTGACAGTGCGATTTCTGTAACCCCTTCGATTATTTCGGTTCACACAGTCATCACTGACCGTGCTGCTCGAAACGTATCGAAGAACGTCTTCGCTAAAGTTGGCTCACTTGGCCAGCAGGCGATTGAACGACAGAAAGACAAGGACGGTCTAACTGTTCTTGACGGTGCAACGACTCAACTTGCTGGGGCTGGCGTAACGCTTACTTCCGGTCACATTGCAGCAGCAGCGTATCGCATTCGTGGCAACACGACTGAACCTTGGGATGGGCCTGTTGCATTCGTGCTTCACTCCTTCCAGATGAAAGACCTGTTTGACCAACTCGTAGCGGGTGTTGGAACTTACGACATCTCTAAGGGTCTAACGGCTGATGTTTTCAAGAACTCGTTCAACTTGCCTATTGCAAATGCACAGGCATACACGGATGACAACATCGCCATCATTACAGGTGATGACGCTAAGGGTGGAGTGTTTGCTTCAGGTGCAAACGGTGCGGTCATCTTGGTCCAGGCTCGAATGCCCTGGGTAAAGACTATTCGTAACGAGAAACTTGGTGGCGGTGCTACTGAGGTTCTTCACAGGGACGAGTATGCTTACGGAGAACGCTCTTCAGGTAACTGGCTCTACGAAATCATATCGGACGCATCAGTTCCGACATCGTAGGTTAGATAAACAATTAGTCCCAAACCCGCCTTATCGGTAAGGGGACGAGGTAATAAAAAATGGCTATTAACGCTCAAGGAGAGCCGGGACGTATCCGACTTTTCTACGACTTCTATGGTGAAGACTCCATAGCTAACACGGCTGAACTCCGATCACTTGGCCCGTTTTGTGTCGGTGGTCAGGGTAATGCTGAAGTTGATGCTGGTGTTCCAACCATTGCCGGGATTCTTTCCGGTGCTGGTCGGATTACCACAACCAACGAAGTAGACCACACTACGATGGTTGGCACTCAGGCAGCATTTGATGTTGCCCTTAGTGGAACTCTTGTTCTTGAAACTCGTGTTCAAATGGAAAACCTCGATACTAAAGAGGTATTCATTGGCTTTTCAGACATTGCGCCTGAAACGCTTTCAATCGAAACGGACATCCTCACGGGTGCTACTGCAACGATGACGAACACCGCTTCGGACTTCGTTGGTTTCTTCTTGTCAGCGGAACTTAGTGATGACGAAGATTGGCACGCTGTTTACAACGGTGGAACTGCCAGTGCTGTTACAGCCTCCGGGTCATTGGACCTAGACGATGACGCTGTAGCTGGTGAGTGGCAAGTCCTTAAACTTGAGATTGACTCAAACGGGGACACTCGTTGGTACATCGACGGTGACTTGAAGAAGACCGTTGAAGGTGCTGCTTCTACCTCTGTAAACCTTGCACTTTGTGTAGGTGTTGAAGCAAAGGGAGCGGCTATCGAGACTCTTGACGTAGATTACATTCTCGTCAAGTCAAACCGTGACTGGAACGCCTAGTCAGTAGGTAAAAACGCCCTCGCCCTTCGGGGCGGGGGCAACAACTCACCAAAGGCAACCTATGAGCGCAGAAGAGATCATTGGCAGGCAGTTAATAGAACTTACTGAATTGGAGTCTCAACTCAGTGCCACGGTATCCGTGATCCACATGCTCAAGAACCAGACGGTTTCTCTTGACCAGATTGAACTTCACGATGGCGGGTTCACCGTCATTGATTTTGAGCAGGCAGAACAGGAACCTGTTGCGTGACGCTATTAGTCGGAACCTTCTCTATCCGTAAGGACGAACCTGCCTGGAGCCTTGAGGAGTTAAACCTGCCTCCTGCCGACTTCGGCCCTCCACGTCGGTATCAGATCGTCAAGGTTGTTCGTAACGACCGGCTTGTCGAGCATCGGACTGATATGGGGCCGGTATCTGCCTTTGGAATAACAAAGCAGTTGAACATCATCGGCGGTACAGTAGACGAGCGAGGGCATGGTCATGTCTGGGAGACTGTAGCGTCTCTCATGGACTACGCAGACAACTTGCGGGGCAAGAAGTTTGACTGGGACGAAATCCCGGCGATGTCAGCGCAAGATTATTTGACATCTTACGAAGAAGAAAAAGACAAGCAGCAACGAGATTTTGTCGGACGAAAGACTACTGGTTCACTAGCGAAGGACAAGCGATAGATGCCCTCGATGAAAGAACTCGCAGAACTTAGCAATCGAGTCCTCGACAGCGAAGACGACATGCGGCCAGAGGAACTTGCCTTGCTTGCCCAGGATGCGATCTCTCCGGGCATGGGAGACGGCTTGGTTCAGATGCCAAGCAAAGAGACTCCGTGGGGAATCACGATAGAAGAGATGGAGTCTGCCGGTTGGGTTAATGTCTGGGACAAGTTCACGGGTGAGCCAAGTAAGGTCAACCGGAACATGCTTGCCGGTCAACTTCTCAAGGTGAACGACGAAGGTGTTCGTTGCTTCACGACTGTTAAGCCAGCAATCGAGCCGTGGCGTGGCAGTACGCTCTGTATGCTCCATCCAGATTCTGAAGACCGTTCTGCGTATAACCGTATGGGACTTCCGGTTTGCAAGTCGGGCAATCTCGCCAGTGACTTCCAGATGCGGCTGCACATGCAGCACCGCCACAAGAACGAGTGGGCGCAGATTCAGGACATTGAACAGCAGAAGGTTGACGGGGAAGAGCGGCTTGTTCGACAGGCTCTTATTCGCGCCAACACGCCTACCGAAGACCTTCTAGTTCCGGTGGCCGCAGTTAATGAGGCTGCACCTCCAATCGAGGTTGTTGCTCCAGTTGAGGAAGAGGTAGAGGTAGTTCCTGAGACCTTCGTTATCGAAGCAGAGGTTGAGCCGAAGCGTGTCAAGGTTGAAGAAATGATTTCGGCCTGTCTATTCTGTGAGAAGCCGATGAAGGGCAGGTCTGTTAGGCAGAAGAACCGGAACACTCGCTTGCACATGGCCTCGGCACATCCCGAATTGGAAGTAACTGTTTAAGTCATGGCTGTAATCGTCGGGCAGACTCGCGAAGAACTTCGTAAATCCATAGGTCATAATCTCGGTGCAATACGTGTCGGGACTATGACTTCTTCTGGCTCGACCTCGACCGGCGTAGATGCAGAAATGCCTAACGCCGACGACCACGAGAACGGCAACCACCTCGTCTTTACGTCTGGGACAAACGACGGGGCGATTCGGATTCAGACCTCATACGTCGGTTCTTCAACCACGTTTACTACTCGGGGAGATGTCCTAGCCGCTTCAACAGCGGACGGAGATACTTACGAGTCCTGGGACGAGGACATGCCTCCAGCGCGTGTCCACGACATGATTGACCGGGCTGTACGGACTATCACTCGCAAGGGTGCGCCTCCGTCTACAGACATCAGTTTGCACACCTACAGGGATCGCAGGAGTTACGAGTTCCCGACGGCGTTCGCAGGCTTGCAGCATTTGAACTATCGCTCTTCGTATACGTGGACGTCGATTCATAACTGCAATACGGTATTCGACGAGGTGGTAGATGCTGACGTAACGGCCAGTGCCGACGGGGAAGACTACGCCAGTGGGAATAGCGCAAATAAGTTTGTGCTTGCTGCTGGCTTGGGCGCAACGGACATCATTGCTTCCGACAACATTTCTTCGCTCGATCTGTCCGGGTACGACACGGTGGAGTTCTGGATCAAATCTAGCGTTGCGCTAACTGCTGGACAGTTGCGTCTCCGACTCTCGGCTTCGGCCTCTGCCGCAGCTACAACAGAAGAACTTGCCATACCTGCGACCTCCGCTGGTACGTGGACACGGCATCAGGTGGCTCTAGCGAACCCGCACAGCGACACAGCGATCATTTCTGTTGGC